CACAATTTCTCTCTGCAGTCCCTGCCATGGTGTTTCTGATTCAGTGGATTTGCCACCCACCATGCCCCAGGTGCCTCGTTGTTTGAGCAATCTATTTAAAAATAAGAATCGTTTGGTGGACTTGGCATAGAACAGACAGCCTGTGGCAGTGATTTCACTCATACATATATTTTATATTCTAAAACACAATAGACCAAGAGCCTGGCTCGTAAAAACCTTCGTATGATTTCACCCAAAAACCATTTGCTCCTGTCCATTTATACTGCACACCTGTGAGAAGGTTTGTGACATACTGTGTCTCAAGATATGAGGAAGAATCTGAATACAGTGTGTTGGCATCAGCATCAAACACACGCACCCAGTTGCCTGCGGCATCTTTTTCAATGATGTCATTGGCAGATGCAATGGTGGTGCCCCAGGCAGCCGCAAAGTTTGGCACTGTGTCTGCTGTGATGTCACCATCATTAGATGCACGAGTGTCAGTTTCTGCCGCTGTCTTGCCGTCATTACTAATTTTAGAACCAATGTCTTCTGTGATGAGATAACGAGTGCCTTGTGGCACACCTGTGGGGTCAAATGTCAGTGGATTGATCACAGCATTCACAGGATTCAGTGTGTTGGTTGGCACTGTGTCAGAATCCACAGTGAACAGCATGGTGAACTCATCCTGTGGGTCAATGGCAATGGTGCCTTCCACATCCACTATGATGTCATCACCGTTAACATTAGTGGTCGATTGTTGTAATTTGATCTGTGAAAGTCCTGCTCTTACTGTTTTGGAATATAAACCTTCCAACTTGGTCCAGTTGACTTTGGCGCCATACTGTGACTGTGATTGAAACACTCTGTTGGCTGTGTTGGAAGCATGAGTTGTGGCAGTGGTTGAGTTGGCACCCAACAGTGTCATCTTGTTGCCCAATAGCAATAAGCCAAACTGTCCAGGTGTGAGTGTTTGTCTTGAAATTAAAGATTCACCCAGAATACCATCTGTGTCCACAGTGCCTGCATCTTCGTCATAGATTGACATGATGATTTTTTCAATCACACCAAGACGTTTGAGTTTGGCAGGTGGTGACAACCATATGGGTGTTCTGAATGTGAGTGTGGCCACATCAATTTCATCTGCAATGCCCTGTGGTATTGCACGTGAAGTAAAGTTCACATTGGTAAGTTCAACAAATGACAGAGAAGTCCAATCTAAAAAATTGTCTGTGGTTTGCAGTTCCAGTGCTGGATTAAACAGCACAAGGATTTGTTCAAGTATCTGTAGTTTTTGATCTGTGTTGGTTGAAAATATGTCTGCATTAAATGTGATTTCAAACGGTGTGGGCATGATGCGTTCAATGGTGTGTGACTGTCCTGGTGCACCTGTGTAGGATTCTGTGGTGGCATCATATTCACGTTCACGAATATTCTTTTTGTCTACATGATATGGATTATACATGCGTTCTCTGTCGTATCTTAAATCAGTGATGTAGCAAGAAATCTGTGGTGCCGGTATCAGTGTGTTTTCAGATCCCTTTTTGATGATCTGTGCCACCTGCCTTGACATGTCTCCATACTTGACTGGTATCTGCAGAGTTTCTGCAACACCTTTGGAATTTTTTCCTGTGACATATGTGAAGTTAGACATCATACGAATAAATTGTAGGATGTATCTTCTTATTTGAGCATCATAAAAATGTTGCATTAATTGTCCGCCTTTGGTTTGAGTAGTTGTGACAGAGCAACTCTTTCTGGAGTTGTTGTGCCATCATCCAATGAAGTTTGATTGGTGTTGTTGATGAATCCTGTTTTTTGTGTTTCACGCACCTGACGCCAGTATGCTGTGGCTCCTGCTGTGCCTGGACGTTGACCTGTGGATGCTGTTTTGGCAATGTATAATTCATCGCCAAAGTTGACTTGGTCATTGGCAACATATGTAGTGGATTCATCCCATGTGCCTCTGGCAGTGGTGCCTTGTGTGCTGGTGTTTGACATGTTCATTCTCACTCCGTCTTCTATTCTCACAAATCTTCTGCCATCAAATCTAAACAGTCTGTTGGGTGCATAATCTGTTCTAAGAAAGAACATGCCTTCAATTGGATTGGCAGGAAACGCAGTGCCAAATGAATAGGTTTCACCATTGGCTGGTATGGCATCTCCTGTGAGATAGCCTTCCACATATCCGTTGGCAGTGGGTGTGTCATACACAGCATCCATGGAAATGTGTCCTGTGTCTGTGAGCATGTCTTCGTCCACAGTGACCAGTGCCACTTTGCCTTCTTCGTCTGTGGGCATCACATGTAACGGTTTGGTGTTGTAGCCTGACTGTGGTGCATCTGCTTCTGCTTGATCAAGAATGGCTTGATTGATTTCTAATTCTTTGTCACGAGATTTCAGTGATGTGTTTTCGTCTTTGTCGCCCAGAATGTCTCTGTATTCTTGTGCATCTGTGATGCCTTTGACTCGCACACGATACAAATGAGGCCACCATGTTTTGGAAAAGCCTTCTGCCGCTCTGCCAACATCTTCAACCACATAGTATCGCTTGAGCGATTCTGTGTCGTTGGTGTCCAGCGAATAGTCGTCTTTGAGGTGTGGCAATTCTATCACATCACCTGCCATGATTTTTCTGCCCAGTGCTTCCACAATGTCACGAATGTGAAATGTCATGAACAGTTGATCATTCTGCAGGAACAGTCCAAACTGTGACAGATCAAAATCAATGTCTGACACATTGTAGATCACACGAGTGTGATACACATCTGGATCATACTTGCGATCTCTGTTTTCCAAGAACAGCATGTCCTGAATGGCCAATTCGTTGAGCGAATCACCTGATCTTTCAGGCTGTGTGGCATCATTGAGTTCACCTTGATCGTTGGGTGAAATGTACTTGTGGATATAGGCATCTGTGCCACCCACTTGAAACATTTCGCCAACATTGCGATCAATGAAATTGAAATCATTGCCTTTTTCAGGTTTGAATAATGACAGTCTTGGCATTTTGTATATTTATGGTGCTATAAATACACACATGCCAGACACCGGACTATCTGCTACTACAGACGCTCAAATCAATGCCGCCAAACAAGAAATCTTTGATTATGTGAGATTGCGATTGGGCGATGGCATGATCGAAGTGGAATTGGATCCTGCTCACTATGAAATGGCATTCACCACAGCAGTGGACAAGTTTCGTCAGCGATCATCAAATTCAGTGGAAGAATCATATGGTTTTCTTGAACTGAGAGAAAATCAAACACAGTACACTCTACCAGCAGAAGTGATCAATGTCACAAAAATCTACAGAAGAACTGTGGGTGGTGCATCATCATCAGAAGGTGGCACTGCTTTTGATCCTTTTGAATTGGCATACACCAATGTGTATCTACTACAGACAGGCAGAATTGGTGGCTTGGCCACATATGATATGTTTGCTGGCTATCAAGAATTGGTTGCTCGTATGTTTGGTGGTTTCATCAACTTCAAATGGGATCAACCCACCAGAAGATTGAACATCTTCAGACGTCAGCGTCACAAAGAAACTGTGCTGATTGAACAGTACAACTATCGTCCAGACTTTATATTATTGTCAGACATCTACGCCAAACCATGGATCAGAGAATACACACTGGCTGTGTCCAAGTTCACACTGGGCGAGGCTCGTTCAAAATTCCAAACCATTGCAGGTCCACAAGGCGGCGGATCACTCAATGGCGACACACTCAAGAATGAAGGCCTCAACGAAATGCAGAAGTTGGAACAAGAAATTGGCAACTATGCAGAAGGTGGCACACCTTTGTCCTTTACAATTGGCTAAAATTTTCGTATAATTGTTTTAATGATCATAGGCATATGTGGACTCATTGGTTCTGGCAAAGGCACAGTGGCTGACTATCTCATTGATCAACACTCATTCCAAAAAATATCATTTGCAGACAAACTCAAAGATGCTGTGGCAGAAATGTTTGACTGGCCCAGACCAATGCTGGAAGGAGTCACTCCACAATCTCGTGATTGGCGTGAACGCCCTGACCAATTTTGGTCACAAGAATTGGGCCGAGAAATCACACCCAGATATGTGCTACAAGTGTTTGGCACAGAATGCATGCGACAAGGCTTTTATGATGGCATATGGGTAAGTTTGGTGAAAAAACGAATACAAGAAAATCCCACAACAAATTGGGTAATCCCCGACACTCGTTTCCCCAACGAAGTGAACATGATCAAATCAATAGGTGGTTCTGTGTGGTGTGTGAAACGTGGCGGAAATCCTCAGTGGTTTGATGATTACAAAAACAATGGAGTTGAACCCAAAGACACACATCCATCTGAATGGGCATGGGCACATGCAGACTTTGATCACACAATCACAAATGATGACACTGTTCAGGTGTTACAGCAAAACATAAAAACAATTATTAATAGTCAGCAGTGAGATCGCCTTGACGCCAGCCTGACTTTTTGGCATGCATCAATCTGTTGCAGTTAGCACACACAGTTTTGAGATTGGATTGATTGTTGTTGTTCATGTTGGCATCAACATAATATACATCCAACTGATAAGGATGCTGTGCTGTGAAGCCGCACATTTCACATGACTTCTTTTTGGAATAGCCTGCTCGTTGCCATGCTGGTGTTGTGATGGTTGATGTGTTGGAACTTCTTATACAGGAATCACATTTCTTTCTGTAGTAAATTTTATCGCCACGTCTATAGTTGTAAGCAGCTGGCTTGCTGTTGCATTCTTGACACAGTGGTCGCTTGTTTCCGTTTCCATTAAGCACGCATATATTTATGCGTACCTTTTTGACGCTCTTTAAAATGATTGTAATAATCAGCCCATAAGTGGTAAATATTTCTAACAAGGAGTAAAAGACAAATGGCTTTAATATCACCAGGAGTAGAGG